CCTTCTTCGCCGCCTCGAGGGCAGCGTTCGCCTTGTTCGTCGCATCCGTGGAAGCCGACGCGAGGGCGTCCTTCCTCGCCTCGTCAGCCTTGGACTGCGCGTAGTCCTTGGCCGCCGCGAGGTTGTCGAGATCCGTCTGGTCTGACTCACGCTTCATCTGGTCGGCGTACTTCTTCGCCTCGGCGAGCGCTGCCGCCGATGAGTCTCCGGCGATCGCGTCGACCGTCTTGCCGCCGACCGTCGTTCGGGCGGAGAGTTTGAAGTCGCCGGTGTCGAGGTTCCAGCTGTTGTAGCCGGCGGCGTCGGAGAGCAGGCCTGTGTAGATCGCGTCGGCGAAGAGTCCTTTGCCGTTCGCGAGGCTGCGCCAGTTCCAATCGCCGTTCGCTTTCCTCGAGCTTGCGCAGCGCCAGTATCCGCCGCCAATCTGAATGACCTGCGTGGGGTCCTGATCGATCGGCCTGTCGCACACGTAGATGCCCTGGTTGGGTGTCTGGTAGACGTATCCGCCGGTCTCGTTCATGATCTGGTTGATGCGGTCGATCAGGTCGGCGATATAGACGCCTTTGCCTCCGGCCGCGTCGCTCCATGCGCCGCTGGAATTGATGAGCTTGTCGAGCTGCTGTTTCTGCGCGGCCATGCGCTGCGTGTACGACTGCGTGATGCTGCCGAGTGTGAGCGTGGTGTCGGCGAGTGTGCCGATCAGATCCTCTTCGATTTTGAGCACCCGGCCCTCGAGGCGGAGCGTCGGTGTGAAGGCCGAGTCGATGATCTGCACGCTGTCCCCGACGTCGACGCCTTCCGGGTCGAAGCCGGCTCGGCCGAGTGCGGCCACTGTGGCCGTGTAGCTGACAGATGGCTTGCAGGTCTTTGCGAGGTATGCCTTGCCGGCGGCGAGCAGCTTGGCGGGGTCGTCGATGTCGCCGTTCTCGTAGACGCCTTCCGAAGGCATGGTCTTTCCGTCCGGTCCGGCGATGCCCCACTGCGCGAGCGTGGACGCGTCGGCGTCGATGTACGGTTTGCCGTCGTTGACGTCGCCGATGCCGATCTTGCGGCTGTATCCTCCTGTGGCTTCGCCGTTCCCGTCGGTCTGTTCCACGCCTTTGCCCCAGCACCACAGTCTGGTGATGACGTTGTCGCTGTCGACGGTCCTTTTGATGGCCGGGAGGTCCTTGCGGTATTCGAACCGTCGCGTGCTCTCCGGGTCGCCGCGCTGTTCGAGCAGGTCGATGTATCGTGCCTTGACGGTGGATCCGTCCACCTCGATGCGGGTCTGCAGTTCGAGGCCGAAGGTGTCGCAGATGTCCTGGAGCGCGTCGGACACGAATTCGTGGTAGAGGGCGAGGTCGGCCTGATGCGTGGTGAGGCCGGCCTGCACGGTTCCGACCTTCCATTTGGTTCCGTCGAGCGCCTTCGAGAGGCATGCCTCGGCCGTTGCAGATCGGTTGCGGCGGTCTTCGATGTAGACCTTGGAGAGCTCGCAGACTGATCCGCTGCAGTATGCGGTGGTGATCGGTCGTCCGCTGGATCGTTCGGTCTCCGGATATCGGCAGAGGTATTCCGCCCAGCGGCCCATGGAGTCGCGGAACACAATCCGTTCGTCCTTGTCGATCTCGCCGATGACGGTGATGTCGAGCGTGTCGGTGCCGTCGGTGCCGCGCGTGCGTTTCGCGTCGATGACCGACTGGATGTCACCGAGCGGATTGCCCCACCTGTCGAAAAGCATGAATCGCATGATTGCACCTCTTTATATGAGCGTGAGTGGTTCGTATTCGAGCGAGCCGGAGCAGTTGGCGAGCGTGAGTGATTGCAGTCCGGGCAGCAGTGGGAAGTAGTCGCTTTCCAACGTCGGCGCCTTGAGGTTGCCGTTGATCCTGCATTCGCGGCTGTCCGGATCGGTCGAGATGGTGATGGATCCGGTGAGCGTCTGGCCGGTCGCCACGAGTTCGATCGCGTGGCCGTGTCCGTCTTCGACGCGCACGCTTTTCGCTTCATTCGTTGGCGTGAGCGTGAATGTGGGCCATGCCGGACGGTTACCGCGCACGTTGATGCGGTTGGCTCCGTTGCGGAGCGCGGCCTTCCTCGTGGGAGCGTACAGGCATGGCATGGCGGACATTGAGACCTCGACCGTTGAGACCTGCAGCATTCCGTCGTGAGTGACGATGTCTGACCATTCGCCGACCGACAGTCTGCCGCGCCATTCTCCGGGCATGCCACGCCACGAGAGCGTGGTGGTTTTGCCGTTCAGCGCGCCCAACCACGATTTGGCGGCGAAGATGTCGTCCTCGCCGCCTGCCGTGTAGAGGCTTGCCGTGATGGTCCGCATGCCGGAGTAGGCGGCGCCGGTCTCATCCTCGAGCGTCACATCGAGCACGCCGTTTCGGCCGTGGATCGATTCGGTCGAGATTGACGGGTCGCTTTTGCCGACGGTGATGCCGTCCTTGCCGACGCCGAGCATCACCCTTTCGAGTGGCGTCCCGTCGAGTCTGACGTCATCAACGGATGGCGTCGGCATATGGAGTGTGGAGAGCATTTGTCACCTTCCGAGATTCGTGCGCTTTTCGAATTCGTCGGCCATCGGCTTAGCGAGCTTGCCGGCCATGACCTCGCCTCCGCGATCGTTGAGATGGAGCGTGACGCCGTCTCCCCACACCTCGCGGAGTGCTTCGAGCATGTCCTGCTTGGAGAGCTGCTGTCCGCGCGATGCGAGCTGCATCTCGTCGTCGTAGGCGAGCTGGTACGTTCCGCGTGCGGTCACGTTCACGCCGGCGTCCGTCTTCGACGGGTCGATCTCGTCGTATAGGGAGCTCATGGCGTCGTGCACCGTCCGCTGGCCGCGTTCGATGCCGAGGCCCATGCCCTTCGCGATGTTCTGGCCGATTTCGTCCCTGAACACTCGTGACGGGGAGTGGATGCCGAGCACGCCCTTGGCCCAACTGACGACGCTGCTGCCGAGGTTCGTGATGGTCCTTCTGAGCCATCCGAAAGCGCCTCCGATGCCGTTGATGAGACCCTGGATGATCTGCTGGCCGGTGTTGTAGAGCCAATTGCCGGCGCCGGAGAGCGCTCCGGTGACGACGCCCCAGATTCGGCCGACCTGCCCGCCGATTCGGCCGACCGCACCACCGACGGCGTTGACCATGCCGTTCCAGATGCCGCTGAGGAAGCCGCTGATGCCGTTCCAGACGCTGTTCCACACGCCTCGGATCGCGTTGAGCACGCTGCTGATCGTGTTGCGGACCGCGTTGATCCGGTTCGACACGGCGTTGACCATGCCGTTCCAGACGTTGGAAAGGAAGCCGCTGATCGCGTTCCAGATTCCGTTCCACCATGACGAGACGGCCGAGCAGACGGATCTGATGACGTTGCTCACCGCGTTGACCTTCTGAGTGACAGCGGAGACGATGGCGTTCCAGATGTTGGAGAAGAACGTGCTTATCGCCGTCCAGACGCTGTTCCACCATGTGCTGATCGCGTTGAGTGCGTTGCTGATGGTCGTCTTGACTCCTTCGATGACCGGCGCGAAGAATGACACGATGCCGTTCCACGTGGTCTGGAAGAAGCTGCTGACGGTGTCCCATGCGCCCTGCCAGTCGCCTTTGATGAGGTCGAGGATGGCGACGATTATCGTGCGCACGTAGTTGATGACGGTCTGCACTACCGTGCCGATGGCCGTCCAGACTCCGTTGACGATGTTGTAGATGTCGGTCCACACGGTTTGCATGACGCCGCTGGTCGAGTTCATCTGGCCCGAGATGAAGTCGAGGATCCATGTGAACACGGTGTTGATGCCGGACTGGATGAGTTTGATCGGCGCGAGGATGACGGCGCCGATGATCGTCCAGGCGGTCGCCATCGCGTTCTGGATCATCTGGCTTACGGACGTGAAGATTCCGGCGATGGCGTTCCATGCCGTCTGCACTCCAGTGGAGATGCCGTTCCACAGGCCGGTGAAGAAGCCGGTCACGCCGTTCCAGGCGGATTGCACGCCGGACACGATGCCGTTCCACAGGTTGGTGAAGAACGACGTGACCGAGCTCCATGCCGACTGCACGGACTGCACGGCGTCCTGGAACACTTGGACTATGCCGTCCCACAGTCCGATGAAGAACGTGCTGACGGCCTGCCATGCCTGCTGCAGCCATGAGATGAACGACGACCACATCTGCCGTCCGAGCTCGGTCTTGGTGAAGAAGAGCACGAGCGCTGTGACGAGTGCCGTGATGGCGATGACGACGAGAGCGATAGGGTTGGCCGACATGACCGCGTTGAACGCGCCCTGCACCGCCGTTGCCGCCGTGGTGATGGCGTTCCATGCGGCCTGCGCGGCCTTGACGATGTTGAGGTTCGACGCGACGTGTTTCAGCGTTGCGGCCACGCCGCCCATCTCGTTGATGAATTCGATGGTGTTGGAGATTCCGCTCGCCGCGCCGCCGACTGCCTGCGCTGCCTTCGCGATTCCGTTGAGTCCGCTCGTGATGGCCTGGTAGCCCTTGACGGCCAGCATGGCCGCTCCGATGAGCTTGATGGCGGTGACGACCGTTCCTGCGTGGTTTGCGGCCCAGTTCACGACGTCGTCCAGAGCCTTTATCACCGGTTTGACGGCTTCCGCGATGACCTTGAACGCGTTTCCGGTGGATGTGCCGAAGTCGCTGGCGTCCTTTCCGTGGGTGGCGAGTTCGACGAATTTCGCGATGATTCTTGCAATGGCGACGACCACGTCGCGTACGAGGCCGACGACCATGTTGAGGACTTCGATCCACGCCTGGAAGGCTCCGGTCGCGGCGAAGGACTGGACGAACCGTGCGATGGCCTTGACCGCCTCGCCTATGATGGCGAGAAGGTTGGCGATGCCGTCGATGGCGATGCTCATCGCATTCGCGACGGCCCACGAGAATCTGTCGAACACGTCGGACGGGATGAGATTCTTCCAGTCGATGGAGCGGAACGTGTTGACTAGCACTTCCAGCACCGTCTTGATGTTCGCGATCGCTCCGGTCTGGACGATCTTTCCCCACATATCCGCGAAGGAGTCCTTGACGAACACCGTCACGTCGGCGGCCGCGTCGCCGATTTTTCCGAACTGCGAGCTGAACGCGTTGATGGCGCCGCTGATGTTCGAGACGCCGACCGCCTCGATGACCTTCTGTACGGCCTTGGCGATTCGGTTGTGCATGTTCTCTATGGCGGTTCCGATGCCCTGCGTCGCGTCCTTGGCCTGCTGCGCGAAGCTGGCGTATTGTCCGAACCCGTTCTTGTCGAGGTCGACGATCGCCTTGTTGAAGTCGTCGAAAGAGACCGTCCCCTTTTTCATGGCCTCGTACAGGTCGTTGCCGTTCTTGCCGGCTCCGAGCAGCGCTTCGGCCACCTGGTTGAGCTGGCCGGGCATTGCGGCCTGGATGGAGCGCCACGCCTGCATGTCCACGCAGCCTGCGGATAGCATCTGCGTGTACTGCGTCAGCGCGTTCTCCTGCTCCATGGTCGACGCGCCGCCGGCCAACATGGCGTCGTTCAGGGCGAGGCTGATCGTGGTCGCCTCGTCGAGGCTTGAGGTCAATGGCGCCAACTGCTGCACCATGCCGCTCATGACGGCGCTCGACGTCGGCAGGCCGTCCAACGCCTTGCCGATCTTCTTGACGCTGGCCGCGGCGTCCTCGGACGAATAGCCCAAGTTGGCCATGACTTTCGGGAAGTTGTTCATCTGGTCGCTGCGCGATATGGCGCTGCCGATGCTGCTGGAGATGGCGCTCATGGCCTTCTGCGTCACCTGCGCGGCGGCGCCGACGATGGCGCCGACGCCGAGCAGTCCCTTGGAGAAGCCGTGTCCGGCTTCGGATCCGAGTTTCGTTCCGACCTGGTCGCCGACGCCGGAGATCTGCTTGTTGAGTTTTCCGGTGATTCCAGCCATGCTGGGGACGACGTTGATCCAGGCGTCCATGATGGTCACTCCGGCCATCTTTTCCTCACAAACCGCCGAGTCCTGAGGTTTAAGTTTTTCTGATTTCGTGTCTTGGCCGCTTGAGGTATTCGCGCATCTCGTCGACGCTCATCGGCTGGATGTCCGTGAAACGTCCGCTGTTCGAGTCCTTGCGCTTTCCCGGAGCCGGCAGCGGTTCCGGCCGATGCCGCTTGTGCTGCGCGTCCTTGGTCTTGGACCACGCGAGCCAGCGGAGGGAGTATTCCATGGACCACAGCATGTAGTCTTGGTGCGTCCATTTCGCTGCCGGGTCGATCTCGCCGGCGAGCGCGGATCCTTCGGGCGCGTGGGCGCAGAGGATGTAGACGTCGTTGAATGACAGGCCATGGCCGAGCATGCGCAGTCGCAGGCCGTGCTCGATGAGCAGCAATTCCACAGCGTCGCGATGCTCGGCGATGAGCCAGCAGACGGCCGCTATTCTTTTGGGCCGTCTTCCACGCCGCTTTCCTTGGTCCATCCCTTCAGGAGCTGTTCGATCTGCTTGGCGTGGAGGTTGTCGATCAGCTCGTGGGCCTCTTCGGGGAAAAGGTCGTAGATGAAGCCGAAGTCTCCGCGTTGGGCGGCTGACATCTGTTTGATGGTCAGCGTTTCCGCGTTCGGGATGCTCCACCGTTTCTTGCTGCCGGGGAGGATGACTTCGATGGTATCGCCGGACGGTTCGTAGTCCTGGATGATGATCGCCATTGATGAGCCTTTCAGGTTTTTGCCGTGGTCCTTGTGTGGATGATGGCCGTGCGGCGGGGACTCGGCTTTTGTGCCGCCGCACGGCCGGTCTTGGTGCGACTCCGGCCGTGGCCTCAGCGGCTTTCGCCGGAGACGGCGGCGGAGACGGCGCTGATGTACTCGTAGGCCGTGTTGCCGTCGTCGTCGGGAAGCGCGGCGAGTTCGATGGAGTAGTTGATGGCGTCCCCGTCCTTGTATTCGACGTCGTCGAGGTTGGTGACGACTGCGGATGGCACGACGATTCGCTTGATGCGGTTGCCGGTCATGGCGATCTCGAACACGAAGGCGAACTGGTCGTTGCCCTTGGCGTTGTGTTTGACGGAGATGACGCCACTGTTGTCGGTGACGTTGTCGGCGCCGTAGACGACCTTGAGCGTGTCGAGTGTGGTCTCGAGCATCGCGAACTTGAAGCTTTCCGTCTGGGAGGTGAGCACGCTCAGCACGCGGTCGCCGCCCCATGCGGTCACGTCGGTGAAGTTCTTGTCGATGGTGTCGGTCAGGCCGTCGTCGGACAGGTATCCCAAGTCGGTGAAGGTGCTTGCCAGGCTGGTTGTGGCGTCTTTGGGCAGCGTGCCGCCGGACTTGGCGTACCATGCGCCGCCGGCCACCCTTCCGCCGTCCCCGTGCGGCTTGCCGACGGAGACCATCTGCGAGTTTGGTTTGCTCATGTGGTTCCTTTCATTCGTGCACCACCGCGAGCTGCGCGGTGATCTGGTAGCGTGGCGTCTTCTCGTCGAGCGGATAGTTGGTCACGCCCGAGATGTCGACGGCCGCGATTTCGGCGAGGCCGGTGAGGTTGGTCGGATCCGTGAGGCGCATGAGCGCCATGCGGGTCGTTTCGGCCAGTTTCATGGCCTCGCTTCTGGTGGACGCGTAGACCTGCACTGCGATGAGCGGCCGGTCGATGATCCGGCCGCTGGAGCCGCCTACGCGTTCCACGGTGATGAATTGCGTCGGACGCGACTTGGGGACGTCGCCGTATGCGGCGAGGCCTGCGGCCTTGATCCCTTCGTCCACGTTGAGGCGCTTGATGACTGCCTTTTCGACCATGGACATCGTGGTGTTCCTTTCAGTCAGCCGATCGATTTGAGCAGTGTGTTGTGCCGTGCGTTGTCCTTCGCGGACTCGTATGTGCCCGTGTAGACGGCGCCGTGCGCTCGGTCGGTCTTGATGACGCTTGACTCGTATCCGCCTCCGCTTGACGCGTTGGCGCGTGCCTGGATCTCTTCGCATTTACCGCGCACGAGGCTGTTCATCTCGGCGCTGTTGAGGATCGCCAGCACGCCGTCCTTGCGCAGTTGGGTGCGGATCCTAGCCATCGCGTTCCTCCAGTTCGACCTTGAGGTTCCATCTGGTCGGCCTGATGCCTCCGGCTATCGGCCTTGGATCGCCGATGACGTGCAGAGGCTTGTCGATGCCGCTGATTTCGACCGTCGCCCCGCGCAGCCCATTGAACTCGTAGGTTCGCGGGAAGTAGAGCACATAGGCGACGGTGATGCCGTCCGGTCTGGTCGCGTCGGATGCGTCGGACTGGTTTCCCGGTTCGACGAGGACGTTCTCGACGGTTTCGGTGCGGGGTGATGTGGTCTCGTTGTTCAGGTCGTCGGTCTCGCCGGTGTGGACGATGCGGTGGACGATGACGGTTTCGCCGTGCATGCTCATGGGAGCACCGCCGCGCCGGTGGCGAGGTCCACTGACCACATGGTCTGCCTGCCTTTGAGCAGGCGCCGTTTCTGTGCCGATGTGAGGTAGAGGCGGCCGGACGGGTTCGCGTACTGGTAGGTCTGGCTGAAGCTGCCGGCGGTCTCGGTCGATTGGCTCACGCCGATCGCGTCGTCGGACTGGCTCAGCACGTCCTTGACCATCTCGCACGCGATGATCTTGCGTGTGAGCGGGCTCGCCTCGCGCCATCTCGGGCATTCGTCGCGGATGATCTGCGACGCGTCGGAGAGCAGCGTGTCGGCGAGCTTGCGGTCTTCGCTCGGCATTTCGCCGAACGCCCTCCATCTCCGTTCGAGGTCGGAGGACGTGGCGAACGGCTCGGTCTCCCAGTCGTGTTCTTCACCGTCCGCCATGCGATCACTTGCCCTTCGTCTTGGATGCGGCCTCGGAGGCCGTTTCGGCGTCGTCAGCGGAGGCGTCGGCGGAGGCGACCACCGGTGTGCCGGAATCCTCGAGGCTCGCCGCGACCGCGGAGGCCGGGGCGAGCACGTAGGCCGGGAAACGCTTGGAAGCGTCGGACTGGACGTCGTTGATCGGGTTGGCGATCTGGAAGCCGACGCGGAAGGTGACGCGCATCGCCACGCAGTCCTGCTGGGCGAGGTTGAGGATCACCTTGCCGTTGTCGTCGGTGATGACCGCCTGGTCGAGCATCTTGAAGGTGATGTCCTGGCGGAGGCCGACCACGAAGTTGCTCCAGTCGGCGCCAATGAGCATGGCCTTCTTCGGATCCCACGCGCCGTTGTTGACCTCGTTGAGCGGGAAGCCGTAGAGGGTGCTCGGCGCTTCGGCCGAGAGGCTTGGCGTATAGATCGGGGTGCCGTTCGTGTTGCGCAGGTTGATGAGCTGCCAGCGCAGTCCGGGCTGCGCGGCGAAGCCGTTCATCGCGAAGCCCTGCTCCGCGAGCTTCTGGCCCATGGTGGCGACGTCGGCCGCGAGGTCCTTGCCGGCGGTGATCGTGTTCTTCTTGGTGGTCGCCTGGGTGACGATGCCTTCTGGGAAGCTCGCCGGCTTGTCGGTGCCGAAGAGCGCGGCCTGATCGACCTTAAGGCCGATGGCGGCGGTCAGACGGGGCATGATCTCGGGCCAGAGCGGGATACCTGCGTCGTCGAGCACGGCTTCGGGGATCGGGACGATGGCGGCCAGTTCCTCAGCCGTGATGGTGAGGCCGCTCCACTTCATCTTGGTGGTCTGCTTGAGGCCGGTCTCGCCTCCGACCCAGTAGGCGATCGGCTTGGAATCGAGCACGGGCTGGGTGCGGGTCTTGGTACTCATGCGCACGGTGCGCGCACGGCTCATGATGACGGACTGCTTCGGTGCGTCCTGGATGATCTGGGTCGCGTATTCGACCGGGATGAGTCCGTTGCCGGAGCCGAGGTCGGCGGATCCGATCATCTGGTTGACGGTTGACACCATTTTGTTTTCCTTTCGTTGTTAATGGCGCGAGTTTTGGATCGCTTCTCGCAGCCAGTCGCCTTTGACGTTGCGCTCGTCGGGGTTCTTGTTGCCGCCGGGCACGTTGATCTTCGGCTTCTTGATCGCCGCGATGTACTGTTTGAGGGCCTTTGCGTGGTCGTCGATCTGCTTTTCGTCGGATCCTTGGATGAGGTCCGCCGGCAGGTCGTACTTCTTGGCGGCCTCCGCCTTCCATTTGCTGATGGACTCGGCGCGCTCGTAGCCGTCGACCTTGGCCTGCAGGGCGTCGATGCGTTCCTGGTCGGTCATCTGCGACTGCTTGATCGAGTCGAATTCCTTCGCCTTCTGGTAGTTGGTCTTGGCGTTCTTCTCCCACTTGCGGCTTTCGGCCTTGACCTTCTCGAGGTCCGCCTGCGACTGCTCGTAAAGCGCCTTGTAGTCCGTTCCCCCGCCTTCGGTGCCGTGCGGCTCCGTGACGTCCGACGCGTTCTGCTCGGTGTCGGTGGAATTGGATGCTTCTTCGGCCATGTGGCCCTCCCTTTCTTGTTGCGCTGTCCATCGGCCGTGCGGCTTCGGACGGCAAAAAAGGCGGCCGTGCGGCCGCCTTGGAAAAATCTGTTTCGGTTTCGGTCAGTCGCCCTTGACGCCGTCACGCACGGAGCCAGGGCACGTCCTGCGGATGAGGAAAGCGAGCGCGTATGGGTCATACATGCTGTCGGTCTTGATGCCGGCGGCTTTCATCTGTTCGCGCCATTCCTCGGGAATGTTGCCGCTTGCGATCATGTCGCGCGCTTCGGCGTACTGGTCGTAGAGGCGGTCCGGATCGTAGCCTTTGATGATCGATTCGTCCGCGTCCCATGAGGCGATCGCCTCGCAGTCGCAGTCGTTGTGATATTTGTCGATGCTGCCGTGCGCGAACGTGGCCGTGTCCTCGCTGCGGTATACGAAGCCCTGCGAGCAGAGCACGAGGCAGAAGGCGCATGTCTTGGCGCCTCTGGGCACGCGCGCCCAATGTGGTTTCGACGGGTCGCGTATGACGTTGTTGGCGATGGTCTGGCGGCCTGAGTAGTGGACCCAGCGTGTGATCGCCTGTTCTAGCCATGAGGCGAGCTGCTGCGGGTTGGATGAGAGCAGCGAGGACTGCGATTGCATGGCGGCCCGTATGGCCTCGTCGCGGAAGCTGTCGGCTGTGATCGCGCGATAGCTTTCCTCGCTGTCGGACGGGCCGTATTCGGCGCGCTGCCGCTCATACCATTCGGCGGCTGCGGCGGCCGCCACGTCGCCGTATTTGGCTACGAGACGCGGGACCGCGTCGAGCAGGAGCTCAAGCTGCCATTCGGCGTTCAGATCCTGAGCCGTCGTCCACAGGCTTCTCATCTCCCTGATCGCCATCCTGACCGCCTGCTGCTGCGCGAGGCTGAGCGTTTCCACGTCCTGCCGTGTCGTCATCGTGGTTCACCTCGGTTTCCTGCCGTTGCGTGGCGGTCTTGGTGAGCGAGTCGAGCACGCTGCGTGCGTCCGCCTTGCGTTTGCTTGCGAGCAGGCGCGTGATCTTCGCGTCGTCGTACCCCAATTCCTCGAGGATCACATCGCATTCGGCGAGCCATGGGATGGCCTGCACCTGCTTGAGGATCGCGTCCGCGCGGCTCGCGCGGCTGGGACGTTCCGGATCCCGCCAGTTGACGGCGAGCGCCGCGAGCTGTTTCTCGTCGATGTTGTCGCCGTTCATGAGCTGCGCGATGTCCCTCGCCATCCTGCGCAGCTGCACGCCGAAAGCGTCGCACGTGTTCTTCGCCTCTATGACGAGGTCGCTTTCGCCGGCCGCGATGGCGTCGGCGCTGCTTGGGCCGCTGTCGGTCATAACGCCGAGTTTCGCCATCGGGATGTCGGTGGCGCCGCTCATTCGTGCGGCGAGCACGCGGAGCTGGTCGCTGTGCGGCTGCATGGTCATCTGCGACAGCTGCTGGATCGTCGGCTTCACGCCGTCCTCGTCGGCGTTGATGACGAGCAGGTGGCTGATGGCCGCCTCCCATCCCGTGATGGGGTGCCCGTCCTTGTCGACCGGAGGCTCTGCGCCGATGAGGGCTGCGCGTGGAGCGCTGTAGAATTCGGCGCCGATGTCCATGCGGAGCATGGTTCGTGCGGCCTGGTCGGTGATGCTCATCACCTCTCGGTTGATCCGCGAGCGTCCGAAAGGCCTGTCAAGGTCGCTGTGGTAGGCGAGCAGCCAGACCGGCACGTGGTCGAGTCCGGTCGGCATCGGATCCGATGCGACGTAGCCACCGGCGTCGGTGCGGATCCTGATGTTGTATCCGGGCTCGTAGAGCATCACGTCGGTCGGGATCATGATCCCCTGCTCGGCCTGCGCGTCGTCGATGTCCTGCACGACCATCGCAGCCCTGAGCGAGCGCGTCGCCATGTTCCAGATGCCGGTCGCGTAGAGCGCGCTACGGAATGTGATGACCACCTCCGGTTCTCCGATGGACGTATCGCCGGACCTCAGGCACACGAAAGAGCACGAGTGCTTGAGGGCGCTGCGGATCGCCTTCGGCAGTTCCACCGTGAAGTCGTTGGCTTCCAGCACCTCGTCGAGTCCGAAGGGATCACGGTCGTCGCCGGTGCTGACGAAACCGTCGAACACCACGCGGTTGGCGAGCGCGTCGACGGCCTTGGCGGGCCAGCCGACCACCTCGTCTACCTTGGAGAGCGTTGGTGGAACTGCAATGCCCAGGTTCTTCAGGTTCTGCCGTCCGTCGTAGTATCTGCTCCGCAGCTGGTTCCGTCCGAGCTTGTCCTGCCATTTCTGGAGCATGAGGTCGATGTCCGTCATGCATTCAGCCGGCAGCCCACGTGGCCGGATCTGCTGGAGCTGTGGTGAGATCTCGTCGCTCATAATGCCACCGCCTTAGCGTGTCTTCCTGGATTGCGTTTCGATGTTCTGGCCGCCCAGTACGCGAGCGCCACGGCTTCGACCGGCGTGACGTCCACGTTTTCCGAGCTTGATTCGTAGCCGAAGCCTCCGTTGTTTCCGATGTCCCTGTGCAGCGCGTGTCCGACGCCTTCGTCGAGGGCCGGCTGCCCGAATTGCGTGAGCAGATGCGAGTTGATGCCCTGCTCGAACATGGCGACGGCGTCCTGCATCTGTCCGGCGCCGACGGTCCAGATGACCCGTTTGGAGACCTTGCGGTCGATGAGTTTGTTGATGAGGTCGCTCGTGCCGACGCGTCCGTCTACAACGATCGCGAGGCTTTCGCGCCATCTTGTGGCACCATGCTTGTTTTCGGCGGCGATCCAGTCGGCGATCCAGTCGGTGCCGGAGCTCATGGTCTTGTATTCGATGAGTTCCACGTGCGGTTTGAGGTCGGATCCGGCAGGCGGCTTGCGGCAGGCCGCGAGCGATACGTGTCGGCCGTCCGGACTGAATTTGACACTGAACGCCGCGTAGCCTTCGGTCGCCGGCGTTGTTGTGCGGCATGCGGCCCAGTTCTTGAGGTCGATGTCGCTCGATCTGTCGGCTGTCTCGTCCCACCAGCCGAGGCGTTCGCGTGCGAAGCCGTCCGGACTGAATTTCTTGACTTCCGATTCGATGACGCTTGGCAGCAGGCGGATGCCGAGGCTCGGGTTGGTGGCCTCCCACCGTTTGCGGTCCTCGACGTCTCCGATTTCCTTGACGCCCCATTCGAACCAGCAGAGGCGGCGGCTTTTGCCGCTGTGGGCCTCTTTGCGGAGTCGTGCGAACACGGTTCCCGGCGATGTGGGTGGTGTCGGGGTGCCGGCGTAGATGGTCATCGGGTTGCCGGACGGGGCCGATGAGATGGCCGGCTGCATGGCCTCCATCTGTTCGTCCGTGAGTTCCTGTGCCTCGTCGCAGACGATGACGTCGACGGTGAAGCCACGGCCAGACGACTTCGAACGTGCGATGAATTCGATGCTGCCGCCGTTCGTGAGGTATATCGCTTCCTGGCCGTTGGTGCTTCGGATTGATTGGACGATCGCGGCGAGTTCCGGATATTTGCGCGAGTTTTCGAAGTAGTGCTTCATTCGCATGAAGTGCTTGCGGCACGTCTTGACCTCGTGCGCTGTGTGGAGGATCTTGAGGCCGAGGATCGCGGCCATGTACAGTTCGCAGAATTCGAGGATGCCGTTCTTGCCGTTCTGTCGCGGGACGCTGATGCCGACGTCGCCGGCCGCCCATTTGCCGCTCTTGAGGGTAGCGAGCCATCCTTCCATGACCTTGCGCTGCCATGGGTCCGGAGGCATGTCGTATCCGGCGGCGAGGTCGCATGCGAGAGGCCCTTCGGATCCGGAGTGGCGCGGAACGACGGAGAAGCTAGGCTCTTGCACGCCTTTGAGTTTTCTTGCCACTCTGCATCTCCGTTCTCCGCTGTGCGATCATGTCGAGGGGAGTCGTCTTGTGCGCCTCCTGCTGTTCGTCTTCCGTCTTGATGGCGGTCTTGCGCGCAGCCGGTGTGATCCGGTAGGCGGCCTCTCTAGTACGCAGTTCGCCGAGCAGTGTGAAGTCGCCGTTGCCCCAGACGGCGGCGTGCACGAGGGCGGTGGTCATGAGGTATTCCCAATCGCTTTCCGTCCATTGGTCGGCACCCGGCGTGGATGGCAGGGCCTTCCACCATCGTTTCGTCTGTTCGGGCCATTCGACCTCTGAGGGCAGGTCGGGCTGTTCGACCGTCATCGTGCCGCCTCCGTTTCATATCAGGAGCCGCTGGTGCGGCTCGCGCTGCGGGATCTCGCCTGGCGGGTGAAGTCGAATTCGCCCTGCACGTAGTTGCTCATGTTCCCCTCCAATGGAAAAGGCCGTCACTATGGACGGCCATTGCTTTCGCTTCGGAAAAACCACATCAAGAGCCGCTTGTGCGGCCGCCGGACGCGGACGTGGAGCGGCGGCTGAGCGCGTTCCTCACGCGTCCCGCGACGTTCCGCACGGCGGTGCCGATTCGGCTGAGCGCATTGCGCATGTTTCACCTCCAATCAGATCGAGGCGCCGAATTTTCTGGCGACGGCGACGCCATCCATGTATTTGTCGCCAAGTTTCGTAAGCCCATGCGCGCGTAGGAATGCGTCCTTCGCGTCCCTGTCTGCGAAGGCGAGCACGAACCAATGCTCGCTGTCGGTCGGGTCGGCTGGCCTTTCCGGAGCGCGCGCCTTCATGAGGCATTCATGCAGGATCGAGAGCTCGAGGGAGCAGTCGGCCTCGAGGTCGCCCGTGTAGGTGACGTCGGCGAGTGGGTCCTTGGTCTTCTCCGCGCCGAAGCTCACTCCGCCGCCGAACGCGACTGACGACGCCTCGCCGAGTCCGTCGAGCGAGCCGACGACATCTGCCGCGTTGAGGATCGCATGGTCATCGCCGAAGCCGAAGGCTTCATGCCATCGGCCGATATACTCGGCGCTGGGGAAGCAGAGGCAGATCCAGAATTCGCTGTCGGTCGCAGCGACGAAGCGCTTGCGCTCGGCATTCGCCCTCGCTCGGTATGCCTCGGCCTCGCGCCTCTCCGGCTCGGTCATGCCATCCATGCCGGCCGGCTTCTTGGCCTTCTTGCGGCCGAAGCTCACGCCGCCGCCGAAATTCAAGTTCTTAGCGGACATGATCGGCCTCCAGGAGCGGGAACCAGCTGCGCAATACCTCGAAGTCTTCGGGGTCGCGCTGTTTGAGCACTTCCGTGAAACGCCTGTCGATGCCGTCGAAGGACCTGCCGAACCATTCGTAGTCGACCGGCAGCTTGAGGCCATGGGATTCGATGCAGTCCATGACCTCGCCCTTGAGCCAGTCGCCTATCGGGCTGACCTTGCGCGAGGAATGGCGCCAATATCCGTAGCGGACGAAAGCGCCGCGGCGCTGGATGCTGTCGGCGGCACGGACGCCGTCCGCACACCACGTGTCCTTCGGCAGTCCGAGGTGGTCGCGGATCAGATCCCACGTCTGCTCGTATGTGGGTGTGGGCAGCTGCGCCGCCTCGATGTACCGGAGTCTTTCCGGCGCCTGGTAGACGAAGTTGTTGAGCCATCGGTAGAGCGACGGATGCGGATACCTGTAGATGCGGGTGCCGAACTTCTGTTCGAAGTAGTCCAGTTCCTCGTTGATCCATGTCAGTCCCGGCACGTAGTAGAGATACGCCGGGACGACGTCGATGCCCTCGTCCCTCATGGCGCACCATGCGGCGATCGAGTCCTTGCCGCAGCTGAATGCGAGCAGGACCGGTTTGCCTTCCTCTGCGAGGCGCCTGCGCACCTCGGCGCTTGTTCCTTGGTTGCGGATCACGGTGGTCATCTCGGCCACCTCTTTCCGGTGGTGCGGATGAACCGCGAGTGCGAGTAGAATTCGACGCCCGGACGTTTGAAGCTCGGATCGGTGGACCTGACGAAGATGTGCAGGCCCGTGCCCGACACGCTCGATTCGGTCCAGACGGCCTCATCGAGCAGCGACGGGACGATGCGCGCCGCCTCGCCATCGGCAATCAGATCGCCATCTGCATCGAGGCAGTGGTCGAAGTCCCAGCATGCCAGCCCATCGCCGAGCATGATGCCGAAACCATCGCCGGATCCGGAGCGGCACGCCTCATAGGTGTTCCAGCTGTCCGGATCTGTGCTTGACGCCGGCCGGCCATTCGGCATGATCGGCCTTTTCCCATCGGCCCGCACCCAACGGTGGAGGCGACGGAGTTCCATTGGGATGCTGTTCGCACGGCAGTAGCGCTGGCGGCATTTCGCGCTGCAGAATCTGCGCGGCCGCCTCGGTGTTTCGGAGTTGCAGATGAACCTGCCACACTCTACACATTTCTTATGTTTATCCATATAATCAATATTACTACTGTTTTCTGTAGTTGTCTATCTAATTTTGTGACATGGATAAAAAGGCGAGAATCGCATGTAAGCGGCCGGCCGGCCAGTGGGTCAAAAGCATTGCATCGAGGTCCGAGAAGCGCCCTGAGGGGCCCTATGGAGGCCGGTGGGCGTGACTCTTGGAAAATCGACCACGGACGCGGGGGGATGTGGGCACTGGCCTTCTGGGGTGCCTCGGCCGGGGCGGGGAGGGCAACGCCCCGGCCTCGGAGCGGCGCTCACCAGTCCTGACTTTTGGTGATCGGCAGTCTTGAGACCGGAACCGGCTTTTTTCCTGTTTTTCCGGCCGATTCTTCGAAGTATTGTTTTGGATGGTCCTTGAGCTTGGAGTTGCAGTGCAAGTGCATCGGTTCGGTGTTGTCAAACTGGAACGGAGAGCCGCCTTTGCTGACCGGCTTGATCTCATTGATGGTGAAGCTCCACGGATCTGGCCATTTGAGCATGATGTCTATCGGACGATGGCAGAAGCGGCAGATCGGCGGTTGTTCGATGGCGAGCCATCTCTGCTTGATGCGCCTTCTTGCTGCTCCATTGCTGCGCCTCGGATTGACCTTAGAGCGGCCTTTCGACTGAGCCATGCCCGACCTCCATCACCAGCCCTCTATGGGCGACCTGTATGGCGGCCCGTATTAAGGGCCTTATATGAGGCATTCCGTAACGCGTCGTATATGGGCGCCTCCATATGCGGCCCCTCATGGGGGTGGCCGTAATCGGACCGAACCGTGAGCGATTCGGCGTAGAAGGGGACCCACACGATTCCCGGGCCGTCCACGATGGGCTCGTACCGTGGCCCGATGTCCGCGATCGGGTAGATGACCGGAAGACCGTCTATAAACACTCCCCTACCTTGGTCGAAGGTGATGTTCTGTGGAATGCGCATTCCGGCCATGTCCGCCTCCCTGCGTCTCGTGATTGCGATTTTGTACCGAACTGTACCGGACCGTGGACACATGGTTTAAAAGACCGCTGCTCTACCGGCTGAGCTATAGGGGCCTGATACGAGAACTGCCCCTCGGCGTATTGCCTGGGGCAGTCTCTTGACACACGACAGTGTAGCACGTTTTCGGCTCAGTCAATCGGCGGAACGTTTTTCGCGCACCGCCTTGATGAGTTCCTCGATGTTCCACTCCCAATAGCGTCCCTCCACCTTTTTCGGATGGAGGAAGCCTCGTCGGGCCCAATTGTCGAGGTCCTTTCCTGTGACGTGGACTCCGCAGTTCTCCGTGACCCACTTCGCGGCGTCGCCACGTGTCCTCGTGATGTGCAGCATGCCCGCCGATTTCAGATACTCGAGTCTGACGTCGCTCAACGTGAGGAACGAGCCGCAGACCGGACAGACGGCGTAGTCCGCCCCATGCTCGGCGTAGATCGGAGTCCGAACCTCGTTGCCGTCGACGCCCGTCGACGCATGGCATTCCGGGCAGATGCCGATCAGACGACGTTCCTCCCGTCGTGTGGCCTGGACGGCGACGCGCTCGCAGACCTTGACGGTGGCGTGCTGCCATTCCGCCGCGTCGGGCAGTGCGAGCAGGCGCGGCATGTAGTGTTCGAGCATCGGCAGCAGCCATGTCCATTGCCTCAGCGTGCGTCGGCGTCCGAGCCTGTCGGTGCCGAATGGTTTCATGCCGAGTCTGCCTGCGAGCAGCTGGCAGTGGGTCTCCGCCATGGCGTATGTCTGCTGCGCCTCGATGTTGATCGGCGTGCGGGGGAAGGCGCTTTTCGCTCCCCTCGCCGATGGGACGTCGAGCCGAGCCTGCCGGTATGCGATCCGGCGGAGCGTCGGCATGCCCTCCGTGCGGAGCCATTCGAGGCTTCGGCGCCAGTCCTCGGCGCATTCGCCGCAGATGGCGCCGATGCCTTCGCCCCCGCAGATCGGGCAGTTCCCGTGTTCGCTCATGTTCCCACCCTTCGGTCTATGATTGCTTCCGTCGAGAGATGCAAGCCTGCCTTCGGGTGGGCTTCTTCTTTTTTTTCAGTCTCCGTCCGTCAGAAGCGTTTCGATGTTCCAGATCGCGCTCTCCAGGCTGCAGCCGGCGGCGCGGATATAGCCATGATCCCCGTGCAGTTCGCGGAGCGGCCGCAGCATCCCGTGGTCCTCTTCGAGCCGGCTTTTCAGCCGTTCCAGTTTCTCTGTGAAGTCTTCGTCCGATGGCGCGTCCTCCGTGGCGCCGTCCCTCGCGAGGATGTAGACGAGCGTCGGCGGCAGGGACGGTTCGAAGCATGTGTTCGGTGGAACCTTGTACTCGCCTTTCCCGTTGAGTCCGGGCAGCACGTCGGTGCGCACCACTCTCCACCCCTCGGAAAGCAGGCTTTCGAGCGATTCGGCGTTGTTCAGCGTGAGCGTCCATGCGTTCCTGTTGGGCACGTACGCGACCGGGACGATCTTGAATTTCATCGCATTCCTCCCTCGAGATGCCGCTGGATCACGTCGCCTTCCTGCTGCGGAGTGGATCCGTCCCATGCGAGCGCCGTCTCGACCTCGCGGCAGTGGAACAGGTCCCAGAAGGCCGACTCGTAGTGCTGTGCGACGACGTGGCCGTCGATGACCGTCTGGACGATGAACCATCCGCCTCCGAAGCACGGATCGCCGTCGTGGTGGCGGCGGCTCTTGACGCACTTGTATGTTCCGGCCCTCGTGGCGGTGTTGACGAACATGGCGTGCCAGAGCATGCGCTGCCGGTACAGTTCCGCCATCGTGTGGTATCCGTCGGTCAGATCGTCCGGGCTGGTGGACCTGTCGGCGGCCGCCACCGCCCTGCGCGCCTGAGCCATGAAGCCGGACCGCACCCAATACGGTTCCGCGCGCCACTTCTCGAGGCGTTCCTCCATGGTGGTGTCGTCGATCTGCGTCGGGATCGCCCAGTTGTGCGCCCACAGTTCGACCGCAACGGACTCCACGCGCCTGTCTTTGGCTTCGGTGTCACTCATTACGTGCCATCCCTTCGATCAGGGCCGCCACGGTGGCGAGCGCGATCAGGCAGAAAGCCACGATTAATCCTCCCGTGCCGATCCGGATGACCTGCATGCCGATCGCGTGGTCGAACGCGAACATCACGCAGAGGCCGGACAGCATGGCGCATGCGCTTAGGATCACGGCCGTGAATGCGATGATGATGATCGTGGAGGCCACCGCGTATGGCATGCGCCGCTTGGCCTTCTTCTGCGTGGCCGGCGGACGCGGCGGGTCGAGCGGGATCCTTGTGTTGTTGTCTGTCATTTCGTTTCCTTTCCGATGATGTCGTGCAGGTCTCCGGCGAACGCCCTTTCCGGACGCTTGGAACGCCTCTCCTGCGTGTTTGGTGACGGCGGCTGGATGAACAGCGGGCTACGCGTCGTCAGAGCTGTACGGGCCGCCCTGTCGGGTTCTATGCCCTTGAAGCGCATGCGCCGGTACATCCACGCGGCGTCGGCACCACCCGAATCGACTCCGAGCGAGATCATCTCGCGTTCGATCTGCGCCTCACTCGGCTTCGACTCGTTGCGCATGCGCCGGATCTCCGCGTTAACGTCGCCGGCACGGCACCAGCACGATCCGTCATGGCCCGCGTAGAAGCGCCTCACCGCCTCCATGCACTCCGTGATGGTCGCATCCGGCCGCAGTTCCTCATGGAACGTCTGCACCGAGAGCCGGTCCAGCTGCATGTTGCCGTGGTGCGCGTTGATCTTCGCGAGCACCAGAGCGGCCTCTTTGGGTTTCAGCATTCATCCTCCTTCGCCATTTCGGCGATGAACCGCGCGTTGTACTCCGCGTTCGACTGCGCCTTCGACGGCCTCGCCGAATGCGGCCGCACGGGGTTCTTCCACCCTCCGCCACGCAGCCACTTGGACGCGCTGGGCCAAAACCTCGGCTCCACGTTCGCCGCGAGCGACTGGGCGCCACCGATGAGGGCCGCGAGCTGCGGACGCTCCGAAGGACGATGCATGATCGCGTTGAACGTCCGCAGGGCGTCGTCCGGATAGTCGTGGTTCGGATATACCGACCAGAACTGGTCGAACGCAATGGAGGGTTTGGGAGGGATTATTAATTCTTCGTCAGAAGAATTAATTTGGTTTTGGTTTTGGTTTTGGTTTTGGTTTTGGTTTTGGTTTTGGTTTTGGTTAGGGCGCGTCACGTTATCGTCACGTGACGCGTCACGCGCCTTGCGCTCGCGGTACCGCTTCTGTCGCTCGGCGTGCAGCCGCGCTTGTTCGCGCACTCGTTCGGCCGGAGTCTGCTCAGCCGTGTAGGAGGCGATCTGCCAACCGTCGTCATGTCCGTCGACGCGCTCGAACAGGCCCCAACGCTCGAGCGTTCCGGCGATGCTTCCATCGATGCCGAGGCGTCTGAGCGCACGGTGCGAGAGCCATCCGTCCGTCAGATTGTCACTGGCGTAGCTGAGAGCGTTGAAGAACATGCACAACGCGCGAGGATCCTCGTCGAGACGATCCTGCATGTCGTCGTCACGCCAGAAATCGTTGGACAGCTTGGCATATCCGACGGCCATCGGCGCTCACCCCCCCCCCGGAACTTTTTTCGAATGGGCGTGCCGTCCTGGTCCGGTTGCGGACGGCACGCTGTTTTCGTTCTTGGACGAATCACGACGTCACGTCTCGTCACACGTGACGTCACGCATCACAGCGTCATGTGACGCGTCACGTGACGGAGCATGTGACGTTGCTATCGCGTTGTAGGCCATCGATAGACGCGTCCACGCGTCACCGAGCGCCACCACCATGGCGAAGTCGCTCTCTCCGCCTCCGTTCGCGAGCAGGCGTTCCGCCTCGGTCAGCTGGTCCTCGGCCCGCTTCGCCATCTCGAGGGCCGATTCTTCCGCGGTCATCATCATTCATCACCTCCCTCGTCGTCAGGTCCGAGCGGCTGCAGGTCGTTGACCAACAGCGCCCAGAGGCACAGCGGGATCCACACGAGCGGGCCGCAATGGCCGCGCAGGGTGCGATCCGTGCCGGCGAGCTCCCTCGCGACCGTCTGCACTACCTCGGGGATGGCTGTCGGAGCATAAGGCGCCGTGAACGCGTCGAGCATGTCGCGCGTCATGATCGCCATCTGCCATCCCATCGAACCGGCGTCGACGCCCTGGCCCTTCGCATGTTGGATGAGTACGCCGTACTCGGCGTCGGCGTTGCCCATCTCGTCAAGCAGTTCGAGCCAATGCGCGGCGTACTTCGGCTGTTTCGTGTCCTTGCATTCGACGCACACCTTCCCGCCGTGGAACCTCACGCCGGCGATGTCGCCGACGTCCTTGGCCCCATGCAGCGGCATGCGTTCGATCCTCTCGTCCTGCAGCGCCCAAGAGAGATAGCGGACCGTGTTCGTCTCCATCTTCGTGCCCTTGGCCTTACTTGGATTGACCATCGCTGCCGCCGTTCCTCGTGGCATCGAGCTGCAGCGCCGGCTGGTCGAAAGCCACCATCGAATCGAGGTCGCGAAGCGTCTCGCGAGCGCTGAACTTGGCCGTGCACCGGATGCTCCATATATCGACTCCGTTTTCCGTCGCATGGTCGTAGGCGAAACGCTGGCCGCATACCGGGCACCACCACGGGTGCGGGTCCACTTTGAGCGCCTGCTTGATCTCATCGAGCGGAGTCACGCCCTCACGTGCCCATAACGGCCGGCCGCAGCGCGGGCAGGTGCTGAACGGCGGACGGTTGACCACCGGCTTCTGAGCCGCGAACAGCTTCTTCGAGACATGTTCGAAGTCGCCTCTGAAAATGAGCGGCCAATTGTCGACGATCTCCTGCAATCTATCGCCGGTGCGCTGTTCGAAGTCGTCGCGGAAGTCCTCGAACAGGTCGAGTCCGTGGAACGTGTAGGTCGAGGCGAGCCATAGGAGCGCCACCGCCTGCGGGTCCGGGTAAAGGCTCTCCGGATCCACCTCGATGCGCAGTGTCGTGTCGGCGCTCAGGCCGGCCTGCGACAGAATTCCCTCGTATTCGACGTTCACGGATCGTGAGACGAGGATCTTGCGTTTGTCATCATCCATTCAAATCACCTTCAAGTCAGAAATTCGGTTCGCCAAAATCGTCGGCGGCATCCGCGTACCCGCCGCCCGACGCCTGCTGCTGGTCGCGTGTCGGCGAGGCATCGTTCCATGACAGGTCGAGGCCAAGCGCTTCGACCCCCATGTTGAGATTCGTCTGGCCTTGGTATTCCTCGGTCGTGATGCTGCCCGACACGATGACGTTGTCTCCGGCCTGCAGGCTGTTGATCGCATGTGCCGCGAGATACTTGTCCCAGACCGTGCAACGGATGAACAGCTTCGGCCCGTTCTGCCACTTGCCCTGCACCTTCACTCGTGGAGTGACGGCAAGCGAGAAGCCGCAATACGTCTCGCCTCCGGCCTGGAACGTGCGCAGTCCCTGCTTCGTGATCCTTCCGGCGCAGGTGGCCGTGATTCCCATGAGGCTCATGACTCGCTCACCCCACATGCCCCGACGCGCTCGCTCAGGGCTGCGATGTCGAGCGATTCCTGCGAGAGCCGTTGGAGCGGCAGATCTCCTGGCATGAGGTTTCTGACCAGATCCGGCCATGACTGGACGGCCACGCCATTCTCGGAGTCCATGTCGAAAATGACCCACTTTCCGGACGGAGAGCGCAGGACAATCCCCTTCGATGCCTTGCCGTAGTAGACGCCGCATTCCTTCGGTTCGTCCGGCAGGACCTTGAAGAGCCCGCGGATGCGTTTGAGCTGGCCGATGAGCGAGTCGACGTCATTCGGGCCGAGCGCCGTATCGATGTGCTGTCCGTCGCACGTCAATTCGATCGTGCCTTCTCCGTAGAGGTTGACCCTCACGTCGATGGTCCCGTCATCGTTTGATCTTCCGTTACGTGCTTCGATGTTCATCGCACGTCTCCCTTCATACCGCCCTGCAGGTCGGCCATCACCTTGTCGCATTCCTCGTCGGTCAGTTCGCCGACATGCCCGATTGAGTGTCCGATGATCTGCGAGATGGTTTCGCAGATCCCCTTCTCGTCTCCGATGCCGATCGCATGGAACGCGTTCGTGATGCCCTCGAGCTTCGACTTCCTCACGTCGGCCGGCTGCGGCTCGACATCGACCGGCTCAGACTCCTGTTCGGCGGGGAATGTCGGATGGAACACGTCGCTGTAGTCCGGCGTGGTTTCGTCTGATGCGGCAGCGGCGACGGCCGTCGTGGAGACCGGCAGGTATTTGAAGCTGCGGCGGATCACCGTCTTGAGCGCCATGGCCTCATAGTCGGTGCGCCACGGTCCGGAGTTTCCGGCCTTGCTGCGCGATTTGATGGCGTCGACCTCCGGTTTGGTCATGTGTTCGAAGACGAAGCCGCCGTTCATGAGCTGCGCGTTGACGTACACGTCGGTCAGAGTACTTTCGGAGTGCTTCGCTCCAGCATTGGCGTGGAACCGGAAATGCTGGCCGGTCTCGTCCTCCCAGATGTCGAAATCATCGCCCTTATAGACGGCCTGCGCGTGGATGGACTTGAGTTCGCCAGAGCGTCTGGCCAAGTCGATCATGCCCTTGTAGCCGAGCATGAACGTGGCTTCCTTCCGCCCGTTGAGGTTCTTGTTGCCGTACGGGAGGATGTACGCGCGTCCGAGACCGTCGGTGTTGGACGGCTCGAGGCCGAGCGCGGTGCAGCGCATGAAGCACGAGAGCACCGATTCGATCGTGCATTCCGCAAGCAGTGGCTCCCTGTTAATGCAGCTCACGTACATCTGGTAAAGACGCTGCTCGCTCATCTCCTTCGGCATCACAGCGGCGATGCGATGCCATGACTTCTTGAGCACGGCCTGCAATTGCTCGGTCGGGCTTTCCTTCTTCTGCAGCTGCGTGGACTGCGCTTGTTTCGCCAATGTCCCCATCACTTGTCTCCTTTGCTGGTTTTCTTGGGCTTGCTGAAGGCGAAGCGTCGTCCGCTGGACGCCTTCACCATGTAGGCGCCGCGGTCGAACGCCTTGTATGTGGCGCGGTATCCTCCGGCTTCGATACCGGTCGCGCCTCCGATCTTGACGATCAGCTGCTGTTTCAGCCGGTCCTCGGCGTCTTTCGCGTCCTTTGCCGCGGCTTTGGCGTCCGCGTAGGCGCGCATGGTGTCCACCGTCTTCTCGTCGGAGTCGAGGTCGACGATCCCGTCGTCGACTGGTTCGGGGAAGCATGTGAGCACGTCCGTCTGGTCCTTGAATTCGGGCATGATGTCCGCGGAGACGAAATGCCAGAACTGCGCGGCGGCACGCTCCACCGCCCAGATGTCGTCCTCGTCGCGCTCCACGCGCAGCTCCACCGGCTCGTTGCCGTCGGAGAGGTCGGCGTAGACGATGCCCCACTTCCATCCGGTGACGGCCAGGTAATACGTGACCTGTGCGAGGTAGTAGTCCGGAACCTTGAGGTCGCCGTCCTCGTCGTGCCAGTCGCCGTAACGCCGGCTGCCTGCGGTCTTGATTTCCAGCACCCCCCACTCTCCGGTCTCCGGATCATGGATGGCGCCGTCGAGACTGGCACGCATGAATGGCTTGTCGTCGCGCACCAGGACCGCGTCTGTACCGTCGGTGATCTGCCATTCCGGGTGGATGAGGCGGAAGCGTTGACGCAGCTTGTTCTCGAGCGCGTTGCCCTTGACGACGGCCCATTTGCCGCTGATGTCCTCCGGCTCCTTCTTTCCCGTCTTCTCGAGCCACAACCTGTATGGCGTCTTGAATCGGCTGATACCGAGCACGACGCTCATGTCCGAGCCTCCGATGCCCTTGTTGCGGTCCTTGCGCCATGCCTCCTTGCGTTCGGACGCCTTGCGCTGCTTGTATCGGACGATGTGGTAGCCGCCGGTCTCCGGCAGGGCGAGCGACTTCCTCATGCCGTCTCTCCCTGGAAGATGCGGATGATGATTTTGTCGGCGAGGTCCATCTCGTCGGCCGGTTTGCGGATCGCGCGGACGTAATCCCGATATGCCCATTCAGGCATGGTGGTATCCTTTCATTGATGTTTCTCGGGCTTCCACTTGTGTGGGAGCCTTTTTTTGTTGACCGCGCTGGAGGGCTCCACGGCGCCTAAGGAGCCAACGCCTAGCCCTTCATCGCTCCGCCGGCGTGCTGACTATCCCTGGTTGGACACGTGGCGGTGACGTTGACGCGGTCGTGGGCAGGCGCGGAATCGGACCGCGCTGCAACCCGTTGGAGTCCGTCCGGAATGCTCCGTGGGTTGCGGCAAACCTGCAACTGCCCTGCGCTGGGCGCCGGAGTCCGACGTCCAGCTGGTTTGAGATTTTTCAGTTATGGTTATTTGGTTTTAACGACTGGCCTTTGTCGCTTTCCCGCCGCTGAACGTCGATGCCCGACAGTGGGCACCCCTGACCTCTTTTGTTGCAATGTGATTGTTGGAAGTCCGGCGGGCAAGTCTTATTCATGCGTGGCGGTGTATGCGCACAGCTGCCATGCCACGGCGGGGCAGGCCACGAAGAGCCATACGAACGCCGTCATTTTCTCGATCGGGTGCGTGCACGCCTCGAGCGTGAAGAGCACGATCAACGCGAAGATCCAGCTGGCCGCCAACGCGACGGCGGCGATGTCCTCCGCCATGTGCCTGATCCTGGTCTTCATGATTCCTTCCTTCCGTCCGTCCGACGGCAGTCGGTGCGGCCCATGAGGTAGTCGACCGAGACATCGAAGAGATCCGCGAGCGCCGCATAATCCCGCGCGGTCCATGAGCCGCGCTTGTGGAGCTTGTCGCAGACCGATTGGCTCGACTGTGAGAGATGGTCGGCCACCTGCTTCTGGGTGAGGCCCCTCTCTGTCATCAGCGCCTTGATTCTGCTGTTCATTCGGTCCATTTCCTGTCTACGGTTTTCTTTCATCTCTACAGTTTTCTGTAGTTACATGGCACACTATAACCACAGAAAAATACGGACACGCCGTAGTTTTGGTAGAAATACGACTTTTTGTGCAACTACGGTTTTTCCGTAGTATCATGATTGGCATGAGCATTGCATTGAAAAAAGCCGCCACAAAAGAGAGGCGGCAGGATGTGATAGCCCGAAACGTGACATGGATCTTGCCACTGCTCGGACTCAAAAAGAAGGACCTCGCGAAGGTCATGCGCGTCTCGCCGCAGGCGATGAGCGCACGTCTGAAAAGCGACACCGATTGGACGATCGACGAGGCCTTCGACACGGCCGCATGGATCGGCATCCCTCTGGAGATGCTGATGAACGGCGGCCTCACACCAGCGTCACTGCTGGCCTATCTCGAGGATCACAGGAACGGAGGCCAGGACGTCGCTTCTAGCGACGGCCGAAGACGCAGGGCATGGATCCTGGCGGCCTGAAGGTTGCCAAGGCCAAGGGCCTGCCCTGCCGGTTATGAGGATCATAACCCAGAGGTCC